TAGCCGCCGTAGAGTCTGCGATTCTTCTGACTCGGCGGACCAACCGGAGCCCGGGCGCGCGCGTCGGCCTCGATCAGCTTGGCGCCCTGCCTCATCGAACTGCGCATCACGTTCCGCTCCAGCTTCACCGGCAGCCGGTCGAGGAACTTCTGCAGGTCCGCAAGACCCTTGACGTTGACAAGTTCAGCCACCAAGAACTCCGCGATACAGCCAGCGCGCGCCATGCGTCCTGCTGCGCAACTTGCCGTAGACACCCATCAGGGCGATGGTCAGCCGGTTGTATCGCATCAGCTCGAATACTTCTCCAGAACCATCTCGATCATGGACTTGCGCCCGTCGATATCCGCCGGCCCGCCCACGATCTGGTACACGGTGTCGCTGTCCCCGTGCACGGTGACGCGCATGGACGAGTTGATGTCGTCGCGCCAGCGCATCCGCAGCCGCGTCTGGTTGCGCGCCACGGCTAGGCCCTGCGTCACGGCTTCCGAACGGCTCGGCAGCGCGTCCTGGACCTCGGCCCAGAAACGCTCGGCGACCACAGGCGAGCCGGGCAGAGCCACCAGCGGCACCCAAGTAACGATGGGCGTCCCGTAGGTCGCGTCTTGCGTCGTTTCCTTCTTCTCGATCGTGACCTGTCTATCCATGCGCCCGGCCCTCATGCACGCTGCTCCTCGCGCTGCTCCTGGTTCCACAGCGCGAGCGCGGCAAGAGAGTTCTCCGCGACCCTGCCCTGGTACTGGCAGCGCAGGCAGATGTAGCGCCACTTGCCCGGCTCCACGATCTCGTGATAACCGGGGCCGCCGCAGCCCTTGCACCGCTCTACGCCGCGATCTTGTCGCATTCCGCTACCCCCGCCAGCACGATCAACTGCTCGGCCGTGCTTTCCTGCAGCACCCTGAGAGAGCCGAAGTAGGACTTGATCCAGCGCAGCCACTCATGGTGCGTGAGGATGGTGACGTGCGCGTTTCTCCCATCCGGCAACTTCGCGCGCGCAAGCTTCGTCGAGATCGTGAACAGCGCCCGGCCGCTCTTCGAGCGCACCTCGGCGAGTACCTGATCGACACCTGCCATCGGGATATGCTCCATGACATCGCAGCACAGCACCAGATCAAAACTGTGGCTTGACAGCCGCCGGAACTGCCGGATGCCTGGGTCATATCGCTCGATGCGACGCCCGCCGTCCAGCCAGAAGTGCGCCACCAGATCGGAACGCCCGCATCCGTAATCGAGGATTGACTTAGGCTGGAGCTTGCGCACCAACTCGGCCACCATATCGAGGTGTAGCTCGGTCGCCGAGTCCCCGTAGTGCCGCGTTTCGTGCATCTCTTTGTAGGCCTCGACGTGATCCTGGTAGTCCGGCAAGTCCCTGCAGAACGCGAAGGCCGCGATGCTTTCCCGGCCTGCGTCCGTCTCGTGCGTTGAACGCTCCAGCACCCGGAATCCGTAGAGCTCCATACACGAAACGAACCCGACATCGCTCCAGTAGTAAAGGTGCTCTCCGGGCTTGTAGTGCTTCGACTCCCTGATCCGCTTCACGTCATGGAACACGGGGAACGCCGCGAGCACGATGCCGCCCTTCTTCACGCGCGAGACACAGGCCCCGGGGTCTTCCATGTGCTCCAGCGAATCCCAGCACGTCACGGCATCGAACTCCTCGACGCGCTCGCCGTAACAGCCTGCCGCCTTCAGGCGCTCAACCGCCTCTGGGATGACATCGAACCCTTGCGTTCTGAACCCGGCCTCGCGCGCACGTCGCACGAACGCGCCGGTGGCGGCGCCGATGTCGAGAACGGACGCACCGGATGCGTGGCGAAGCAGCATCGCAACGCGCCCGTCGTTCAGCGCCTCGGCAATCGGCCCGCGCGCGTAGGCGTCATAGTTCGCCAAGTACGTGGCGTCGTAGACCTTGCGGCCTTTCGTCATGTCGCGCTGGTAGGCGACTCCCCGGTGCTCGCACAGCATCAAGTCACCGTCCGCCACGCAGTCGAACCGGCGGATCAGGCGGTCCATAGAGCGAACTTTTCTTGAGTCGCCACGTTGCCAAGTCGGCCGCAGAGTTTCACCACCGCAGGCTGCGCTGCCCAGTGCTCGTGCATCAGCACACGACCGGCGCGGCGCACGAGCGCGAAGTCTGATTCCGTGTCGCGTGCATGGTCTCCATCCAAGTAGGCGGCATCGAACTGCAGCGCATCAATCACCGCAGCCTTCGCGGCATTGTCTTTTACGACGTGGAATTCGATGTTACCCACACCGAGCAGGGCGACGATCTCGTGCCGCAGCAACGTGTCCATGATGTCCACGGTCACGACGCGCCGGAAGTGACGCGCGAGTACGACTGCCGTCAGCGCGTTCAGCGTCCCGATCTCCATGCACGTATCGCCCTTGAATCCATGCGCGACTATGAAAGCCTCGAAGCCTTCCAGCACCGACGAGCGCCGAAACGCTGCAGGGCCGTACTTCTCAAAGACCTGCATGAGCTGCCGGTCACGCAGCAACGTCCAGAATCGCTCATAAAACTTCTTCTCTTCGTCTAACTCGCTCACGGATACTTCTCGTCGTAAAGTACGGTCGCAAGAAGCCGCTTATGGAACAGTCTCTCAGGCGCATGGTTTTTCGCTCTGGTCTTAGAACGCAATGCGCGCACGGAATAAATGCACGTCACTGGCTTATCTAAAGTTTCAGCCATGGTCGTCAGATAGCAATGCTCACCGCAGAATTCATCAGCAGCATGTGCAAGATCAATCGCATCGGTCACCGCCAGACGCCCCATAAGATCCAACTCGCTCTGGTACTTCACGCCTGGCTGCACAAAATCAGGATGTCCCATCTTCACGCGGAAGCAATCCGAGCGAGAGCGCAGATATGTATCAAGCGCCTCGTCTCGTGGGCAGAGTAGTTCTTGCTCCTCAGTACGCGCGATGCGCTGCGGCTGATAGAGGAGAAGTTTGCGTCCTGCCGCGCTGCGCTTAACGCGGTCCAGCAACGCCTGATTTTTAACCTTCCAGTCGATGCGCAATTCGACAGGTTCAAATATTCCAGCGAACTCGCACATACCGACAAAGCGGTCCGCCCCATCCCGCAATGGACGTGACAGCGCATAGGCAAAGTGCCGCATCTCTTCCACCGTCTCGGCCTGCGAGATGCACTTGATCTCGACACGCAAGCAACGGAACACTTCCGGCCATCTCGTATAGACCGTAATCGACTCGTCGCCTTTCAGGAGATGCAGTACCGCAGCGCGCAACTGCAGCGCGTCACCCAAGCCGTTCGCTGCTCGAATGTGGATCATTGCGGTCGTATGGAGGTCCACATCGCGAAGACGCCAGACACTTCCAGTTTGCCGCCCTGGATCGAATTCACGAACCTATAGACATGATCTGGGTTCGGCGGACCACGGTTGTCGTAGTCGTGGAACAGTACACGGCCGCATCGCTTGACCAGCGCGAAATCGAAACGCACAGCCTGATCGTGGTGCGCGCCGTCCACGAATGCGAAGTCGAAGTCAAGCGCATCCACAATCTTCTTCTTCTCGGCGTCGTCTTTCACCGACACCATCTCCACGTTCTTCACGCCGAGCGACTCCCAGAAGGCATGCCGGTCGATGCTGGGTTCGTCCACGTCGATAATCCCGTGAACCAGATCAATGGTGACTACTCGTTCGCAATACTGCGACATCTCGGCCGCCGTGCAGCCTCGGTAGGTTCCGATCTCCAGGATCGTGCGATAGCCCTTCCCGGCGAGCAGGCGCTCGAAGATCACCATGTCGTCGTGGCGAGTCGCACTCTTCCGAAGATAGCGCTCGCTATACAACTCGATGATGCGATCGCGAATCGCGCTCATGCTGTTACCAGAGCAATCATCTGCTGCAGCTTCTTGTCGAACACGAGAGGATGACGATGCGCGTTCTCCGCCAGCCAGGCGCGCTCCAGGTCCGGGCGGTGCCTGATCGGGTCGTCCGGGTTCTTCGCTCTCCATTTCTCGTCCACGTTGTGCAGGCCAGAGTTGAAGAAGTCGAACCCGGTCAGGTAGACCTCGGCCGGCTCACAGGCGAGCACGTCGAGGATGGCCGCGAAGCCAGTCGTCGGCTGGTGCTTGCCGAGCAGCTCGAATTTGGCGAGGAACCGCGCGTCGTCCGGTACGAACGTCTGGCAGAACCACCAGCCAGCCCTCTGCCGGTAGATGTAGCGGTAGTCCACGCCCTCGTGCTTGCCACGCTGCTCGTGCCATGCGCTCGACAGCGGCTTTGAATTCGGCAGCTTGCAAAGGCACAACTTCACGCCATCGCGCTGTAATTCTTCAGCGGTCTTACGGATGCTGCTGCCGTAGAAACTGTAGTAAATGTCCGTTCGGAAGCCGGGCGCCTCTCCTAGTTTGTAATTATTTACGCGGCAAACTACTTCATGACTATCTATAAAGCCTTGGGCATTGTGGAGACATGAAGGCGCACTCCCCACTATCGCTACATTTTTCCCACGGAAATACTTAGCGGCTTCCTCAAATGTTATGAACCGCGCCGCGCTTTTTCCGCATGCGCTCCCGTCCACACGCACGGCAATTTCTTGTGCCGTTCGGGTGGTGGTAGCAGTTTGCTTCGTCATACGGATGGCCTTTGGGACAATGCGTAATCAACTCGGCTCGCGCTCTATGGACCTGCGCAACTACACCACGGTTGATGTTTACCGCGCGAGTTACCGGCTCCAAATGATCAGGATTGACGCAGCAGCGCACGCGACACAAATGATCTAAATCGAGCCCCGCAGGAATCGGCCCAATGTGCATTTCGAATGAAACCCGGTGTGCCAGCTTCAGCTTCTTGCTGAAGCTCCCTTCCCAGAGAAGGCCGTAACCGACGCCATTGCAGCCGCCTATCCATATCCAGCAACCAGACCACGGGACGCGCTCTACCTTTTCCCAGAACCGCTCTGCCGTGGTTTTCTTCGGTGCTACGATTCGCGCAGTCATCGCCGCAACTCCTTATCCGAGTTAGGTGGTGATTAGAGGCCGAGCAGTGTTAGCGCACTGTTCGGCCTCGCCTATTTTAATCCACGCACTCAGAAAAGGGCACGAAACGCAGCCGCCGCATCCTCGATGCCCTTCATCCCGGCGTCATCGCGCACGAACGCGGAGGTCGGCTTCGACAACAGCTTCCTGGGCGTCATGCAGGCGATGAACGGGTGCGGAGACTTCTCAATCGCATGCGACCACAGCACCAGCACTGGCTTGTTGAACACCTCCCCAAGTGGAATCGCG